AAACTGTCGGACGGGCTTGACAAAATCGTAAGTTCTACTGGCAAATTTGCCCTTGCTGCTGGAAAGACATTGGCAAAGGGCCTTGCGGCTGGCGTGGCCGTGGGCGCTGCGGGCCTTGCAGCACTTGGAACGCAGGCGATTAAAAGCTATGCTGAATATGAACAGTTAATTGGCGGCGTTGATACGCTGTTTAAGGATAGTTCGAAGATGGTTCTGGAGAATGCAAACGACGCATTCAAAACTGCGGGCCTTTCTGCAAATGAATACATGTCTACCGTTACAAGCTTTTCTGCAAGCTTGATTCAGAGCCTTGGAGGCGACACAAAGAAAGCGGCCTCTTTGGCAGATCAGGCAATTGTTGACATGTCCGACAACGCAAACAAGATGGGAACGGACATGGGTATGATTCAGAACGCATACCAGGGCTTTGCAAAGCAGAACTATACCATGCTTGACAACTTGAAGTTAGGCTATGGTGGTACAAAGGAAGAAATGCAACGCTTGCTGAAGGATGCCGAAAAGCTGACTGGCAAGAAATACGACATTTCGAACTTTGGCGACATTACTGAAGCAATCCATGCAATTCAGGTTGAAATGGGCATTGCGGGAACGACTGCAAAGGAAGCAAGCGACACAATCCAGGGCAGCGCGCTTGCAATGAAATCTGCATGGATGAACTTTATCGGCGGTATGGCGAATGAAGACGCAGATTTCGACCAGTTACTGGACAACCTGATTGAAAGTGTTATTACATTCTCAAACAACCTGATTCCGCGCATTAAAAAGATGCTCCCGCGACTTGTGCGCGGCCTTACCGAAATCGCAAAGGTTATCGGCAAGGAACTTCCCGGCATTCTCAAAAGTATTCTGCCCTCTTTGATTGACGGCGGTATCAGCCTAGTTAAATCGCTGGGTTCTACGCTTGTGGACAATATGGGTACATTTAGGGATATTGGCCTTTCCATTGCAAGGATGATCTACAAGGGCATTACCGGAAAAGAAATGCCTGTTGAAATGTTTGCAAACCTGAAGGTGAAGCTGTATGAAATCAGCGTGGCGGCAAACAAGATCATCAACGGCTTTATTGACTTTGGTAAGAAGTTGTGGGATGCGGTAGGCCCTGCGCTTCTGCTGATTGCAAACATTGCCATTGATTCCTTTGTGTGGATTGGCGACAACATCAATTGGATTCTTCCCGTGCTGGGTTCCTTGCTGGGCGCGCTTCTGGCCTTTAAGGCCGTTTCGAAAGCAACGGCTGCGCTGAAGGGCTTTATGGGCCTTTTCGGTAAGAAAGGCGCAGCGGCTGGCGCAGGCGGCGAAGGCGGCGGGCTTATGGGCGGCAGCGGCGGTATTTTCAGCATGAAGCCCGGACAGGTATTAAAGGGCCTTGCAAATATCGGTATTATCGTGCTGGGCCTGGGCGCATTGGCCGCGCTTGTTATGTGGGCCGCGCCGTACATGGCAGAACTTACAGATGCCGGATCACTTGGCGAAGTGATAGCTGCAATTGCTGCGGTTGGCGTTGTGGGCGGCTTGCTTACAAAGCTGGCGGGCAGCGTGGGCGCAATTCCCGTATCCGTAGTATCAAAGGGCCTTGCGAATATTGCAATTGTAATGCTGGGCATGGGCGCGCTTACCGCTGTAATTATGTGGGCTGCGCCGTACATTGCGGAACTGTCCGACATGAATACAACCTTCAAAGTGCTGCTTATGATTACTGCGGTTGGCCTTGTAGGTTCTGCGCTTGCTGGCCTTGCGGGCCTTATCGGCGCGATTCCGATTGCGGTGGTACTCAGCGGCCTTGTAAACATTGCAGCGGCGCTTGCGGGCTTTACGGCGATTGTAGAAGCTTTCGGCCTGCTTTCGCAGATTCCGGGCTTCAGCGAATTCCTTTCAAAGGGCGGCGAAGTGCTTGCTGAAATTTGCCGTATTATCGGCGAAATGGCAGGTTCGATTATTGGCGGCATTGGGGAAGGCGTTACAAACTCCCTTCCGGCAATCGGCGAAAACCTTTCTTCGTTTGCAACATCCATTCAGCCGATGTTTGATACCTTCGCAGGCGTGGATTCCGCAGGCCTGAAGGATTTTTCCCTTGCACTTGCGGCGCTTATTGGCGTTATTGCAGGCGAAAAGCTTGTAAGCGTAATTACAGGCGGCATTAACTACGGCGAATTGGGTTCGAACCTAAACACCCTTGCAACGCACTTGTCCGGCTTCTTTGGAACCATTATGGCCTTCCCTGATGGCGGCTTTGAAAAGGCTACTGCGCTGTTTGACTGCCTGGCAGGCATTAAGGGCCTCCCGAAAGAAGGCGGCATTGTAGGCTGGTTTGAAGGTGAAGTTGACTATGCAAAGATGGCAACGGGCCTTGGATATTTGTCCGGCGAAGGCGTAAAGAGCTTCTTTGCAATGGTTGCTAGCCTGGATGATACGGCGTTTGCAAATGCTACAAAGCTGTTTGACTGCCTGGCAGGCATTAAGGGCCTCCCGCAGGACGGCGGCGTTGTCGGCTGGTTTATGGGCGAAGTAAACTTTGAAAAGATTGCAAGCGGCCTTCAGGCCCTGGCAAGCGAAGGCATGGTATCCGCCCTGACTACAATTGCAAGCATCCCGGCTGAAGGCTTTACGGCGCTTACAAACCTGTTTAATGCATTGGCTGGTATAACTGCCCTCCCGAAGGATGGCGGCATTTTCGACTGGTTTACAGGTACAGAAACCGAAAGCCTTACTGCTGTAGCAGGCGCATTGCCGGGTGTGGCAACGAACATCGCAAGCTTCTTTAAGAACATTGGCGACAGAACCGACTTTTCGCCGATTAAGAATCTGTTTGATACTTTGGGCAACATCGACATTGATGCAGATGCAGCAAGCAAGGGCTTCCTGGGCCTGGGTACTTCGGACTTTGAAAAGATGGGTAGCGGCCTTTCTAGCTTTGCAACAAACGCCGCAACGTTCTTTACAACCGTAAAGGAAGTATCGCCGGAAATGATGTCGTCTTTCTTTGATGCATTGGGCAAGGCTGGCGATTTGCCCGCAAAGCTTGAAGAAGCAAACGGCACAATGGGAACTACGCTTGTAACAATGATTGAAAACGTGCGCCTGAGCTTGCAGACAATGAAAACCACCATTGAAACGCAGCTTGCGGCCTGCGCAACGGCAATCAGCGACAAAATGGACGCTTTCTATATGGCGGGCGTTGACCTTATGAACGGCCTTAATTTGGGCATTCAGAGCATGCGATCTACGCTTATGTCTACTGCGCGGGGCATTGCCTCTTCGATCAAGAAAACAATCGACGAAGCAATGGACATCCATTCCCCGTCGCGCGTAACGTTCGAAAGCGGCTCCTTTATCGGCCTGGGCCTTGCAAAGGGCATGCAAAGCACGGTTCCTGAAATCAAAACCGCATCGGCGGAAATGAGCTATGCAAGCATTCCGTACATCGGCAGCTATAGCCCGGAATCTGACGCAGCGGTATACAACAGCGGTGGAAACAGCGAATACACAACGATTTCACCCAGCTTCAACCTTACAATCAGCGGCACGCAGGACGACCGCGCAACCGCGCGCAAAGTCAAGCGCTATGTTGCTGAAGCAATCAAGGAAACCTTTGAAAGCCTTGAAAGAAAAACCTATGCAATCAGGGAGGTGTAAATTGTGGCAATACTCAACGGGCTTTATGTGCATGTAGTGTCCGAAAACCTGATTCGGGATATTGACGCAACCTCCCACCCTGTAGAAAGCGGAATCCCTACAACCGATACTGTGCGGGCGCGGGCGGTTTCGCTTTCGCTGGGCGGCAAGATCGTAGACTATGGCACGATGAAAGCCGAACAGGTGATAGAAAAACTTAAAACCTTGCAAAAATCCGGCTCCCTGATCCAGTATCAGGGCCGGAATGTTGTTTCCAGCCTGCAAATTGTAAGCTTTGAAACCGAACACCCGAACACAAACAGCGGCGGCGCAGATTTCAGCATGGAACTTGTGGAAGTGCGCATTGCAAAAAGCGCCTATGTTCCGAAAAAGGAAAGCACAAAGAAGCAGGAAACGGCGGCAAAAAAGGAAGCTGTGAAGACAATCAAAGTCGGCGACAAGGTTGTATTCAAGGGCGGGCCTGTATATGTGTCAAGCGATGCAAAAAAGAAGGCCGCTACCCGTGGGCGCAGCACATGCAAGGTAACGATTATCAGCACAAAAAGCTATTCTGTGCATCAATACCACCTGATTTCCTCCGATGGCGGCAAGGTTTACGGCTGGGTTGACAAGGCAAACATTGAAGGCGCGACAAGCACAAGCACAAGCGGCAAAACAAACGCCGGAACACAGCAGACGAAAGCAAAAAAGGTTGCATCCAGTACGGCAAAAAACATTAAAAAGACCACGAATGAGATCAAGAAAATTTCGGGCGGCGGCAGCAAGAAAACAACCGCTTCAAAGATGACGAAGTAACAGAAAGGGGCAAAAAAAGCAATGAATGATGAATTGATCACGCTTGAAATCAACAAAGACCTTTTGCCCTATTACTGCGATATTGTGCTGGGCGGCGAACTTTTCACGCTGCATTTTGCCTATAACGCCGCAGCGGAACTTTTCACAACGGATCTTTACAAAGGCGGGGAATTGATTTGCGCCGGGGAGCCGATTGTATACGGCGTGCCGCTTTGGGCGGATGTGTACCGCCCCGGAACATTCCCGAATGTGGCAATTATCCCGCTTGACCCTTCCGGCGAGGCAAATGCCGTAACCTGGGACAACCTTTGCGAAACGGTGCTTCTGGTTGTTACGGATTGGGAGGTTGAAGAAAATGCCTGATACCTCCCGCGCCGTAATGCAGGACGGCAAAAACAAGGCCCGTTCCGCACTTGTAAAAGCCTTTGATACCTGGACAACGCCCTACGACATACGCCCAAACGGCGTATTCGGCAGCGTGGCGACAATTAAAAGCGGCCAGGTAACAATATCTTCTGAAACGCTGGATGTGGAGTTTGATGTACCCTTTGACGATGACATGGAAGCGAACGAAGCTGAAATTGTGGTGTATAACCTTTCGGACAACACCATTAAACAGCTTAAAAAGAACGCTGAAATTACGATCACGGCGGGCTATACGGGCGACACGGGCGTTTTGTTCAAGGGCTATATCAGCAAGGTAAAAACCACCCGCGAAGGCGCGGACAGGGTAACAAGCATTTATGCCCTGGACGACATAAAGGAGCATAAGATTGAAAGCCTTTCCTTCAAGGCGGGAACAAAAGCAAGCTATATTCTTGAAACGTTGATCAAGAAAACAGGTATCCCGGTTGCGGTATTCAAAGTGCGCCGGGATCACACATATAAGGATGCCGAAACTGTTGACGGTGATTTGATGAACAATATCAAAAAATACGCCACGGTTTGCGGTATTTCTGTTTATGTGAGTAAAGGGAAAATCTACGCCCGGTACATCAAGGAAGGCGACAACATCAACTTCAATGTGAATACCGATACGGGCATGATTGATTCCCCGGCAGCTTACACGGAAGAAGTAAAGGCCGAAGACTTCAAAGAAACCGTAAGCGGCTATGAGGTTGAAATGCTGCTTCAGCACAGAATGTGCGCCGGGGCAATTGTAAACCTGAAAAGCAGGGATGCAAACGGCAAATTCCGCGTATGCAGCGGACAGCACAGCTTTTCAGCCTTTGAAGCTGTGACGAAAATCAAAATGTATTAAAGGAGGCGCAGCGCATGGGAAATCTGAGTTTTGTTTCAAGAGCGATTGAAGAAAGACTTCTGGACATGCATTGCGCCTATATTGGCAAAGTGACATGGACAGACGGCAGCACGGCAACGGTGCAGCCCCTGGGCCTGATTAAGGAAAGCGGCAGCACGGCAACGAAGACGCAGGCGGTTGTTTCAAATGTGCCTGTAGCGTGCAGATACAAGCTTTCTGAAAAAACAATTACATACGCTGTGGATGCTGCGGGCAATACGCGCACACAGAAAATCGCCGTACCAACCGAAATCAAAAAGGGCGATTTGGTTGTGTGCATGTGCGCAGACCGGGATATTACAGAGGCGCGGCGCGGGAATAACGCCCTGCCGCCT